TCTTCGCAACGGGCAGGATTACAGAGGAACAGTACAATGAGCTGATGGATGTTAATAAGGAAGAAGAATCGAAAGCGGAAAATAATTAACTAAAGAGGGCTTTAATTAATTTATAAAAACAAAAGAAAAATAATTTTTAAGGAGGAATGGAGATGGTAGATATTATGTTACCCTTAATAACTTGTATTTTTGTAGTTTTTGATTTGGCTAGCGGCGGAGTAGCCGCCTGTGCCAACCACAAGTGGAAATCCTCAGAAATGAGGAAAGGATTGTACCATAAATTTGGCTCCATTATGCTGGTGGTGCTTGCGTATCTTATCGACTACGTCCAGAAATATGTAGACTTGGGCTTTCGGGTGCCTATTGCCGCAGGCGTGTGCGTATACATCATTTTAATGGAGCTTGGCTCTATCGTGGAGAATATCGGTAAAATTAACCCAGATTTATTGCCGGACAAGGTTAGAGCAATTTTAGGACTGGACAAAATGAAATAAATTTACGTAATTTTTGCGTGTTGAGGTGATGCAGTGAACAGAAGTTTGATAAAAAAACTCTGGAAATTAGGCGATAAACAATTTATTGATTACGCCTTGTCGTGTGCCCGCTTAACCTTGCGGGAGCGCGAAACTGTACAGTACTTGCTTTTTGACGGATTAACGCAGGAGCAAGCCGCCGAGAAAATGGATATAAGCACGAGAGGATTACAGGGGCTGTGGAGTTGCGCCGTGGAAAAAATTTTGTTAGTTCCCGGCACGATCCCATACATAAACAGCCTTTAAAAAACTAAAGATGATTTAAAAATTGCGCAGAAATAAGCACACTGTCTTCGTGGTGGTGTGCTTATTTTTTTGCGATAATAAAACTATAAGGAGGGCAGAGAGATGTATCAATATTGGAACCCAAATCCCGCGGCGGCAAAAGTGGGAGATTGCACCGTGCGCGCTATCTCAAAAGCTACAAAGCAAACGTGGGAAGAAACATATATACAACTTGCCCTGTACGGCTTAATGTTGTCAGATATGCCCTCAGCTAATGCGGTGTGGGGCGCATACCTCAAAGATAAGGGATTTAGCCGTTATATAATCCCAGACGAATATATGACCTGTACCGTCTCAGAATTTGCAAACAACCACCCAGAAGGGGTTTATATTTTAGCACTGTCAGGGCACGTTATAGCGGTAATTGACGGCAATTACTATGATACGTGGGACAGTGGAGCAATGACACCAATATATTACTGGAGGCAAGGAGGAAAATAAATGTTCGGTTATCCACAATATCCACAACAGTATCCACAGTACCCGCAATATCCACAACCGGATTATCTTGACCAGCTCAACCGACTAAAACAACAGCAGGCACCGCCTCAACAAATGCAACAGCAATCCAATCCCGATGAACGAATTTGGGTACAAGGACAGGGTGCGGCGGAGGCATATTTAGTGGCACCAAATTCTTTTGTTCGCCTGTGGGACAGTCAGGCACCAATTTTTTACGAAAAAAGAGCAGACCAGACGGGCAGACCGTTTTTAGAAGTGTTTGAGTATAAGCGTAAGGACTCAAATTCGCCCACAGCGGAGCTTTCGCAGTCTAGCCAACCAATTAACTACGAGGAACGCTTAAACGCCTTAGAAAGGCAAATGGAGACGTTAAGAAGGAGGGTATTGAATGAATCTCAATCCAATGCAGATGATACAGCAGTTTCAACAGTTCAAACAGCAGTTTCAAGGGGATCCGAAGCAGGAAGTGCAAAACCTGCTAAATAGCGGGCAAATGAGCCAGCAACAGTATAACCAGTTACAGGGTATGGCAACACAGTTTCAAAACCTTTTAAAGGGTTTTAAATAAATAAAAAAGGAGTGATTTCATGGGATTAACAACAGACGGAATGAGCCCGGCAGATTTGGCGGCAGTCACAGGCAACAACAACGGCGCATTTGGCGAGGGTAACGGTGCTTGGTGGATTATCATTCTTTTCCTCTTTATCTTCTGTGGATGGGGAAACGGAAATGGATGGAATAACGGTGGCGGAGGTGCGGCAGATAACTATGTATTAGCTTCTGATTTCGCAACCTTACAGCGCCAGATTGATAGCGGCATTTCCTCCCTTGAGCGCAAGGGTGACGCCATCAACAGTGGTATTTGTGACGGATTTTATGCGATGAATACCTCTCTTCTCAACGGATTTGCAGGAACAAATAGCACAATCCAGCAGAACGGCTATGATACACGAAATGCAATCCAGCAGGGACAGATTGTAGATATGCAGAGTTTTAATGCTTTGCAGGCACAGTTAGCACAGTGCTGTTGTGATAATAAACAGGCTATTGCGGGCGTCAATTACAACATGGCAATGAATTCTAACGCAATCCAGCAGGAAGTTACAAACGGCTTCTGCCAGACGAATTTTAACAACGCAAACAACACAAGAGATATCATTGACAACCAGAACAACAACGCCAGAGCCATCCTTGATGCTCTTACAGCGCAGAGAATCGAAGCTAAGGACGCTAAGATTGCCGAGCAGAATCAGCAGTTATTTGCGGCACAGTTAGCGGCTTCTCAGGCGTCACAGAATGAAACATTGAAGGCATATATGCAGGGTCAGTTTACTTATTACAACCCTAGACCGGTGCCGGCTTTTCCGGTTTCCGCACCATATCAGTACGGTAACTGTGGGTGCAATACCGGTTGCGGATGCTAAAATTTTATAATTAGCAGCTTCCTGCGTTGACGGGATTGTTCGGCTTGTGCCGATGATGCTTATAGCGGCGGGGCAATCGTTCCGCCGTTTATTATTAAAAAAAGGAGTGATAACGTGGCAGAATTTACTAATAGCAATATCGTAACCGTAGCAGCGGGGCAGAATTTACCGCTCACAGAGACAGCTGTAAAGTGTGGTAGCTGTATTACACACCGGGAGGGGGCAGGAATTGTGACCCTTAGAGGTCTTACAAACCAGTGTAGGGCGCGCTATAAGGTCAGCTTCGGCGCTAATATCGCCATACCCGCCGGTGGAACTGTGACACCTATTTCTATTGCCCTGGCAATCGCCGGAGAACCATTAAATAGTGCGACAGCAATCGTAACACCTGCGGCGGTAGACGAATATTTTAATGTATTTACGGCGGCATTTATTGATGTGCCGCGTGGGTGTTGCATAACGATCGCGGTTGAGAACACATCTACGCAGGCGATTAATATAGCTAACAGCAATTTAATTGTCGAGAGAGTAGCATAAAGGAGGGCGAAAAATGGAATCATTACACAAATTAAAAAAAATGATGTGCAGAGAGTTAGACGAGATTGCCGGCAAGGGCGATATGAGCGCCGGGGATTTGGAGGCAACACATAAGCTCACAGACACAATTAAAAATATCGACAAAATCATGTATCTGGAAGGCGACAACGAGTATAGTCGCGGCGGAGACTGGGACACGTCAGGAAGATATAGCCGTGGGCGTTATCCTGACATGGATTACGGCGACTATAGCAATGCCCGTAGAGGTCAGCACTATGTGAGAGGCCATTACTCTTACAATGATGCAAAAATGCAGGTAAAAGAGACCATTAAAGACATGATGCATGACAGTAATCTGTCTAGCACAGATCAGGCGGCGTTAGGCAGAGCATTAGCAGAATTAGACCGATAAAAGGAAGGGGTGCCGCAATGATTAATATGAGCGAAATTAATGCCGAAATTGCGGCATTAGAGGCAGGAAAAACAACCTACGCCACTTGCGAACGGCTTTCGATTTTATACAATGTACGCAATAATTTGGAGCCAGATAAAGCACCAAACCAACCAACACCAAAAACAGCATATTATTCTTACGCATCCGAGCCGGAATCTGAATTTAAAGAGGTAGCCCGGAAAGCAGACTTTGAGCATTTGCTGTATGTACTTGACGAACACATGAAAGCCATAGAAGCAATGTATCCGCGAGAATATCGTTCGGTTTTGCGAAAAATAAAAGAGGGCGCTTGAAACGTCCTCTTTCTTTCTGTATAATGTAACTGTATCTCCTTTATTTTTTAATATTTTGTTATACAGTAACTGGTTTTAACCCGGTGGTTACGGCTAGTTACTGTATAAGAAAAACTAAAAAAATATAATATCCTCCACAAATTCGTTGGGGGATATTTTTATTTCTTTTACAATACTTTTCCAAAACACCTGCTTGCCTTGCTCGTCTAACTGCATATACATATCTTTCCAACCGTCAGGAAATTTACTTTGGATTTTTTTCTTAGTTTCCAACTCTTCCGTTGCGGCGGTCTGGGATAGTTCTTTTAATTCCTTTGATATAGCCTCATATCTTTCGTCATAGTATTCTTCTGTTATCCTGCCTTTTTCAAACATCTTATTAATTCTTCCCAACTCACTGGATAATTTTTTCTTTCTCTTTCCTATATCGTTTCCGGCCGCCTTCACACGACCTTCTGCCCTTAATACGTCTGACTGTATTTTTTCTTCGATGTGATTAAGCATATATGTTTCTAATTTTGGTTCAGATCGCGTGTATGTTTTGTGTTTTTTCGCAGCAGATCGAGGGCAACGGTATACTTTATACCTCTTTTCTTTCTTAACCATCGTGCACCCGGAAAATTTGTAACCACAAATCGGACAACGTATCAGTCCGGAGAAAATATAAATACGCCTCTTGCAATCTACCCAACTTTTTTGACTGGAGACCTCTTTAATTCTTTGCGCCTGCTCCTCTGTTATGTATGGCTCGCAGTAGTTCTTTACACCGTACATTTCCCCATGGTACGCCGGACTGGACATAATTTTGACTATCCTATTTCTAGTCCTTATAAAATCAGGGTATTTGCTCAAAATATAATCGGCGGTGCCCCATTTGGAAAACGTCTGGAAATAATGCTCAAACATATCCTCAATTATTTCTCGCATATTCTCGTCTTTTACAATCTTTTTCCCTTCTACGCGATAACCTACCGGCACTTTTCCACCTATATACTCTTTGTTCTGGCGTTTAAACTCCATAACAGACCGTATTTTTTCGCTATCCCTGTCAGCCTCTGCCTGCGCTACAGATAACATGATGTTAACTTTAAAAATTCCCTGACTTGTTTCTGTCTCGTAATCCTCCCAGATAGCCCGCCAAGGCACTTTACACGCATCAAGGACACTTTGTACCTCGTAGTACCCCGCAACGGCTCTAAACCACCTGTCAAGGCGTGTAAAGAGTATTATATCAATTTCATGTTTCCTGCAATCCTCAAGCAACTGTAAGAGGGCGGGGCGTTTTGTGTATTTTTTGCGTGCCGAAATGCCGGCATCGTTGTAAATACCGGCAACTGTATACCCCTGCTCCTCGCAATATTTTTCAAGCGCATCTATCTGCGAATCAACGGACAATCCACTGTTCTTCTGCTCTTGCGTGCTTACTCGCACGTACAAAGCGGCTCTTTTCATTTATTTCCCTTCCTGCCTTCGTACCTCCGGGGCGGGTGCTGCTAATTTTCACTAGCTTTCTCCTGTGCAACCTTTTCTCTGTACTGATTGCGATCATCTATATATTTTTGCAGATCTCTGCTTTTCCCACGCTTAATATCTGCTATGCACAGCTGTATCTTTTTTTCTCCTTTTCTGCAATAATCGGAGCAATACAAATGGGATGCTAATTTCATCCCGGATAATACGACCGGGGTAAAAGGGCGCTTGCAGTACTGACAAACATATAATTGATTTGCCCTCATTTCTGCCTTTTTTCTCTTTTTTTGCTCAATATTCTCCTTTCTTCGCTTATTGTAACTGTCTAATCCTATTAACCTACATTTTACACTGCAATATTTTTGCAAGCTCCCCTCAACAACATACTCTTTCCCACAAACAATACACCTGTCTGTGCTTCCGAGGGGGCGTTCTGCCCCATAGTATTTATTAGCTTGCTTTCTTCTATCGTCTATTTTCCTCTGACAGTCAGGGCACCTAAAAGATTTAGGTCCGCCTATAAATGAGCGGCCACAATCTTCACAAATTTTCTCTTGCCTTGTGCGCTCTGCCCTCAATTTTTTGGAGCAATCATCGCAAAAGTATTTATCTGCCAGCCCCCAGAACGGTTTTCCGCAATTCTGGCATATTTTTTCGTGAGTCCTTCTTGGCATTAGCACTCCCTCCTAAAAGATATATAAAACCTCTGCATCTTCCATGATGATGTCGCCATCGTTGATGTCATATTCTACGCGATCGGAACCGAGAACAATAAATTTCTCCTCCGGAAGGCAGCAAGGATATTCTTTTTTAAATCTTTCAATAATCTTCTTGATGACCTCAAGATTTTCCTCGTCGCTGTCCATGTCGTCAAAAAGGATGGCTCTTGCGGACGTTCCGTCCATCACCTCTGGCTCTGTTTGGTATGATGATAAATCATTCTCAACGTCCCAGTAAAAGGAATTGCGGGCGATGTCGCCGACTTTATAATCTTCGTCAGCACAAGTTCTTCTGATTCCAATAGTATCATAGCTGCATTTTTTGATTGATTCTAAAACTTTTTCGTACATCTTCTTTTCTCCTTCTTTATTAGTAAACTACGCATTCTTTAGCTACAACTGCTCTAAGATTTTTAAGCTGAGATACCCATACTTTCTTAGCTGGATTCCATTTTGCATCAAAAATGTATTTGATGTGTTTTTTTACTTCGAAAGTTTCTCCAGAGATTTCTCCATTCTCAAGATTGATTGTCAAGTCGCGACCGCTAAACATAACGTCAACTACTTCTGGCATTTCTTTAGCTAATACTTCTCTCTTAGCTTCTCTCCATGCATCTTTTAAACAAGAGCTAAAGCTCTTTCTAGGGTATCTTTTCTTTGTTTCCCATGCTTTTTTCATAATGTTTGATAAGTTGTATCTTTTAACTGATTTTTTCATTTCTTTGTATCTCCTCTCTTGATTTAATCTTATTGTACACGATAATGACTACTATGTCAAGAGAAAAATACACGAAAATGTATTATTTTTTATATTCCACGATGTCGCACACTTGGCAGTCTAATTTCTCACACAAATACATAATTGTATCTATGTTCACGTTTCTATCGTGTCGCAACTTGTTGACCAGCGCCGGGGAAAGATTAAAACTTTCCTTATCTAATAGGTTGGAACGTTTTAGCCCTCTGCGTTCTAGCGTGTCCCACAAATTACTATATGAGATACTACCTTTATATATGTTACTTCTTTTTCTTGCTCGTGTTTCCATTTAAAAAAGCCTCCTTTTATTGTTATAAATATATAGTACATTATTTTGAAAGAAATATCAAGAAAAAAATAATATATTTTCGTGTATTTTTCTCTTGACATAATAGTCACTATCGTGTATAATGTGAGTAAATCAAGAGAGGAGATACAAAGAAATGAAAAAATACAATTTATCAAACATTATGAAAAGAGCATGGGAGTTAGTTAAAAAGGCAGGTCTTTGCATCTCCGAAGGATTAAAAAAAGCATGGAAGGAAGCAAAGCATATGGGAGAAATCACAAAAGGTTCCGTAAAACAGATTGCATGGGCGAAAGACATTAAAGAAGGCATGATCAAAGCGTTGAATATCAGTTTAAAAAACGAAAAAGAAAGTGGAAGTAATTATTTTGTTTCAATTAGAGAAAAAAATTTAATCGACATCGAAAAAATAAGTGATGCTAAGTGGTTTATTAATCTTTTTATAACTGCTAAAGAAATTTATAAGGCTGAAATTTGCTTCGGAAACTATATGACAAAAGAAGAATTAGCCGATGATTATGCTAGTCTTGTAAGCTCTAAATTGATGGAAACTTTTTAATAAGGAGGAGAAAAAAATGATGAAAGAAGCAGAAAGAGCAAAAAAAGAAATGTTGGATTTTTTGAAGAAAAATGAATCTACAGGAACTGCAAAAGAGGACTTTTGTGAACTCAAAGAGAAAACAGAACAAGCTTTCTTTGTATCACTCGCGCTGGATTTGCGAGAAAGACGGGCTAAACTTTGGATGAAAGGAAAACATGATGAAGTAGATTCATGGGCACTGTCAAAAATTCACGAAGCGTTAGTTTCTGACAGAAAAACCGAAGTAAGAAAGATAACGGACATGGTAGAAAAAAACACTCACGCTGCCCTGCGAAAACAATTTCCTGATTTGTATGATTTCCTGTACGCTTGCAACGACGAGGAAACAGAAAACAAACAAAGAGTGCATGAATTACACAAACTAGGATACACGGCAGAAAAATTGTGGGAAATGCCGCATGAGGATGTGGGAGAAGATTATTTAAAGATGCTATTAGACACAGAAAAAAGAGGCTGAAAACAGCCTCCTTTTCTATTGACTTAATAGTCAACAAAATAATTTCTACTCACACGCATATACAATATGCAGACATATATATTATAACAAGCGATTTCAAAAAAGTCAAGAAAAAGAAGGAAGAATTGATTCTTCCTTCTTGCTAGTCATCCTATTAGCAGACTAATTATTTTAAATTAATAGTTATCTTCTTGTCTGTCCAGAACGAAGCACTATATTCTAAAATCACTTTCTTTGCATCTTTTGGCACTTCGTAGTATGCCGTAAAGCTTACGTTCTTTCCTGGAGACAAATTAGTGTTAACAAAATCGCTGCCCCCTATATATTGCTGTTCGCAAGCTGAATTATCTGCATAGCAATCACAGTCAGATACAGATACATATTTGTCACCTTTTTCTGCAATATTTTCACAAGTAAAGTCTACAGCTACATATTCGCATCCATCTTTTGCAGTAAAGTACTCTCCGGCATCATATCCAAACTCGGCTTTTTTCGCAGTTACTTTTAAGCCGTCATTCTCAAAAGATTCGCCAACCTTTACGCTGTCTTTCTCTTTTGTTTCTTTCTTTTTGGCAGTTTCTTTCTTAGCCGCTGTTGTTGCGGTAGTACTCTTTGAAGAATCAGCGGAAGAACTATCATCATCACCACCACCCATTGCCATTCCTAAAACAGCCAGAACGATAATAACGATAATTACCCATTTCAACTTGCCGCCCTGTTTCTTCTGGCAATGAGGACACACTTTAGCTTTTGCGTCAATTTCCTCTTTGCAGTATTTGCAAACTTTAGTTTTTTCCTTGCTCATAGTTTCTTCTCCTTTTTTATTATTACTATATTAATAATTTGGATAAAATTATACAGGATATTGAATAAAATATCAAGGGATTTGTTGAAAATAATGTCCAAAATGAATAAATGAGATACGTGCATCATATAATGCAGTAAAGATTTGATAACGGGAGGGGTTGCATGGATTACAGGAAAGAAATTATTAAAATGCTTGATATGGCAGATGAGCGTTGTTTGCGGCTCATCTACGTACACATCAAGGCTTTACTGGGGCTGAAATAATCAGCCCTTTTTGTTTTCCTGCATTAGCTCCACCATCTTTTGAAGAACTTCCCAGTCGGATTCATCTAACGCCGAAAGCATCGAAATAAATTTCTTTTTAAAAGAATCTTCCTCGCTTTTCAGTACATCACCGACAAAGTTTTCTATCTGTTCATCTCTTGTTAATTCGATAAACATTTCACCGTTTCCAGTTCGTAGCCAATCTTCATTGACGTTAAATTTAGTGCATATGTCCTGTATTGTTCTTTCACTAGGCTGTTTAACCCCTGAACATAATTGTGATACAAAAGCCTGTGATACATTAAGCTTTTCAGCGAAAGCTGTTTTTTTCATCCCAAGACTCTTTATCAGATAATCAATTCTTTCGTTAAGACGATTCATTTTTGACACCTCCTTTCTAATTAGTATAGTACACCATAGTAATTACAAAGTCAATAAAAAATATAACTGAGTTATAAAAAACTATTGACAATTTATCTGAGTTATGATAAAGTATAACTAAGCTAAGAAACACAAGACAACCAAACAGGAGGGAAAGCATGATAACAAGAGAAGATTTAGCAAATAAGAAAATTGATAAGCTTGAAAGCATTGAGCAGGCGAAAGAAATGATTAATTTATTAACTTACGATGAATGTTTAGCTGCTTTAAACGGTACAAAGAACATCCCTCATGAACTTTATTCAGCATTAATGGCAAGAGCAAAAGAAGCAAACAATGGTAAAACAACACTTGCACTTGTAATCGCAGGATTACAGAACATTTCAAATTAGCCGAAACGGTCAGAAATGACCGTCTGCCGGGAATGACCTCCCGGTACTGATGATGGCAGGTCAAGAAAGAGAGGTGTTAAAGATGTCAGAAAAAGAAAAACAGATTCTTGAAGCTATAACAAAAGCTATTCCTAACATGTCTGAATTTAATAAAGGCTACTTACTTGGTATGGGTGAGGCAATGGCAAGCAATAAGAAGCAGGAATGTGAAGAACAGAAAGAAGGCGACTAGATGAAAAATATTCAAATCTTCGAAAACAATGAGTTTGGATCAATCCGGACCCAGATAATTAATGACGAACCGTACTTCTGCTTAGCGGATGTTTGCCACGCATTGGACCTTGAACAACCTAGCAGAGTCAAATCAAGATTAAAACCCGATGGGGTTACTACTGGTATGGTCATCGACAGCGTAGGCAGGAGACAAAATGCAAACTTTGTGAACGAACTTAATCTTTACAAAGTAATCTTTCAGAGCCGTAAAGAAAGTGCAGAACGCTTTACTGACTGGGTAGCCGGAGAAGTTCTTCCGTCCATCAGAAAGACAGGTGGTTATCAGAAGCCTGCAACAATAGCGGAGCAGATAGGTTTACTCGCCACAGGCTATGGAGACCACGAAGACCGCATTAAGAGCCTTGAAAGCAATATGGTGATTGACTACGGTCAACAGCAAACACTGCGACAGCACGTCAATAAAGCTGTTTTAAATGCATTAGGCGGCAAGGACACAGAGGCATATGCATATATCAGCAAAGTTGTGTTTTCTGAGTGCAACAGGGATTTACAAGACCGGTTTAAAGTTAACAGTCGAAACAACATCCCACGCAAGCGGTACGAAGAAGCTATTGACTATGTAGACCACTGGGAACCAAAAACAAATACAAAGTTAAAGATTGACGAGTATAACCGTCAACAGAGATTCGAGGTATAGGGGGTAAAAAAATGAAGGTTATGTACAATTTACTGACCATCGTGTCAGTAGCGTTGATTATCTGGATCTCGTCTAGTTGGGTTGGTGTGGTAACACATACCGTCGGAAAAGATTATAGCAATTATAATTTCTTCGTGATGTTAGGGGGTGAATAAAAAAAATGAATGAACCTCCAAGAAAAGAGTATGTTATTAGATTACTCTACACCCTCTTAGGACGACAACAAGGTGTAGAGTATGACAAAGTGTTCTACACGGATAAAGACGATGTAGAACACGAGGTAAAAAAGGAAGAGCCCTACCATTAAGCTCTTGCCAAATAAAACATAACTAGATTTTACAAAAGACTTGGCAATTTGTCAAGATAGGAGGTAGACGTATGGCAATAATGAGAATAAATAAAACGACAGACTACACCGTTATGTCGAATTATCATTTTAGAGAAAAGGGTATGTCTTTAAAAGCAAAAGGCTTACTGAGTCTTATGCTTAGTTTGCCAGAAGACTGGGACTTTACAGTCAAAGGTCTGGCAAACCTAAATAAAGACGGCGTAGACGGCGTAAGAGCCGCATTAGAAGAGTTAAAAACATTCGGATACCTGAGAGTGACTCGTGAGAGAAACGAAAAAGGACAGGTAAGCGGTACAGTTTACGACATTTACGAAAAGCCAACACAGGAAAAACCTGTATTGGAAGAACCTAAAGAGGAAAAGCCTATATTGGAAAAACCAACACAGGAAAAACCCATACAGGAAAATCCAACGCAATTAAATACTAAAGGAATAAAATACTTAAATAATAAAATACTTAAGGAATCAAGTACTAAAGGAATAAAAGAGAGTGTGCGCACGAAGGAGCCAGAACAGTATTTCGAGGACGAAGAACTTAACTGCAAGTTTTTGGAATTCCTTGCCATGCGTAAAAAAATCAGAAAGCCAGTAAGGACAGACAGAGCTTTGAAAGCTTTACTCAAAAAATTACACGAGCTGTCCGGCGGAGATTTGGGAATGATGAAAAAAATCATAGACCAGTCATTGGACAAGGAGTGGTTAGGATTCTTTGAGCTGAAAACAGGTAACGACAGCACGAAGAACATTAACGACCGACTGTACGGAGATATACAGCACTGGGCAGCACAGAAAGAACAGGAGGGAGGCGGAATGTATGACGATTTCGGAGTTTTCTAAAATTGTAGCCGCATTAAAGACCGTTTACACGGCTCCGGGATTTGTTCCCAACGAACAGGCGTTAGACATGTGGTACCGCTTAGTAGGTAAGAACAACGACTATCAGACGATAAGCGTGGCGGCACAGATGTACATGACAACAGGCAAGTTTCCGCCGACACCGGCAGACATTTTAGAGTGTGCCAGTAAGCTTAAGGCAGAAAGCAGCTACCTGAGCGAGCAGGAAGCGTGGGCGACAGTGGCAAAGGCGTGTACAAATGGCGAGTGGATAGAAGGCGGATACAGCTACCAGAAAAACTTTGACAGACTCCCAAAGGTTTTGCAGAAGGCGGTAGGAACGCCGGAAACGCTCCGTAATTGGAGTCAAGTCGATATGGCGACCATGCAGACGGTCATACAGTCAAACTTTCTCAGAAGCTACAGAGCGGCGTTAGAAGCACAAAAGGAGATAGACAAGTACCCACCGAAACTCCGAGAAATGATACGGGCGGCGGGAGCGATAGAGCGAAAAGAAACAGTACCAGAACTACCCACACTGGGAGAAATAGTTGGACGGTTAGAACAGGATAATAAAAATTATACCCCGGAACAGTGCGAGGGAGCGTTAGGGGATTGGATAGCAGGAAAGAAAGAGAGGCTAAGTTATGGATACGATGATTAATGTAACCGGATTTCCGGCAAAGGAATACGACAACGAAGTGACAGGGAAAGGAGTAATCCCGGCAGAAGTCACGATCACTGTCAAAGACAAAGAAGTGGCACAGGGACTGCTTGAATTGTTTAGACTGGGCGTTGAAAGAAGCAACGACATGAAAAAGATAGAGGCATACGCCAGAGGTTACAACGAACTGAGCAAGGCTATTAAAGAGGCATGGGGGACAGGAAATGGAACGAGGATTTGACCCGGCTAGAGAGTACTTAAAGGCACAGCACCTTGAGGCGGAATATGAGTGCAGAACAGCACACAAAGCAATCAAACGAGGTGCAGCAAACTACAACGAATACGAGAGATATGAGGAGGAAGAACAATGACACTATATGAGATTGACAGTGCAATTATGGATTGCGTAGACGAGGAGACAGGAGAAATTATTGACCTTGAAAAACTTGAGCCCCTTAACATTGAGAGAGACAAAAAGGTGGAGGGAATCGCGTTGGCGGTAAAGAATTATGCCGCAGAAGCAAAGGCAATCAAAGAGGAGGAAGAAAAACTTGCGAAACGCCGTAGAAGTTGCGAGAACGCCGCACAGAGGTGCAAGGACTATCTGTCCCATGCTCTTGACGGAGAAAAGCTCAAAACGGCAAGAGTAAGCGTATTCTACAAGAGCAACGAGTCTGTGACTATTGACGATTTAGGCAGTCTGTCAGAGGAATACATCAGGATTCCAGAGCCACAGGCGGACAAGACAGCGATTAAGAAGGCGATTAAAGCCGGGAAAGAGGTTGCAGGGGCACATCTTGAGACCTCAAAGAGTGTGATCGTGAGGTAAGAAAAATGGGAGATGTTTACACAAAGTTACAAAAAATTCAAGCAGAATTAAAGGTGCCCAAGAGTAAATACAGTGATTATGGCGGCTATAGTTACAGGAGCTTAGAGGACATCTACGAGGCAGTAAAGCCTTTATTGGATAGGGAAGGCTTAATATTAGCCGTAAACGACGAAGTTATTATGCTGGGCAACCGATTTTACATAAAGGCGACAGCAATTTTAAAAGACATAGAAAGTGAGGGCAGTTTTTGCACTACAGCATACGCCAGAGAAGAAGAAAGCAAAAAAAAGATGGATGCAGCACAAGTTACCGGCTCAGCATCGAGCTATGCGAGAAAATACGCCTTAAATAGCTTGTTTCTTCTGGACGACTCGAAAGACGCGGATACAGACGAATATAAACGCAACGAGGTTATCACAGAGAAAGAGGCAAAACGGCTCTATGATCTGATGCAAAAAAAAGGAATGACGGAAGCCCAGATCAAAGAATGGGCAAGTCAAAGAGGTTTAAAATCATTGTATCAGACGACACAACAACAATATGCCGAAGCCATGAAGGAATTAGGACTGAAATAGCATGGACTTAACTGGAAAAATAAAAAACTTAGCATTGGATTATTTTAGCAAAAAGATAACAGTTACTCTGGAAATTAATGAGGCGGAGCGGTTTATAAAGGGCGTGGACGAACTGAAAAAGCTGGAAAAGCTGTCCGTAATAATTAAACCGTTCCGCAAGAAAAGAAGCTTGTCAGCAAACGCCTATTTCCACGTCCTGGTCACCAAAATAGCGGAGAAAGTTGGCACGAGCAAGGCGGAAGCCAAAAATTTGATGATAGGCAGATATGGACAGCCGGAGCTGATAAAAGGGGACATAGCAGTTTTAAAAACCAATGTCCCAACCGACATCATGTACAAAAAAGAGGACGTTCACACAGTTGCGATAGGACGGCGGCTAGAAAAAGGCAAAGAGGTAGTGTTTTACAGACTCATGCGAGGTTCGCACACCTACGACAGCCGGGAAATGAGTGAGTTAATCAAAGGCACGATACAGGAAGCAGAAGATTTAGGAATTGAAACGCTAACACCAAGAGAACTGGAACAAATACTAGGAAAATGGAAGCCGAGAAAGGAAGAAGAAAAATGAATAGCGTACTACAAACAAAAAAAGAGTGCTTCTTCTGCAAAACAACCCAAAATTTACATAGGCATCATGTCTTATATGGCAGTAGCAACAGAAAACAAGCCGAAAAGTATGGTTTTACAGTGTATTTGTGTTTGAATCATCATACCAATGGTGGCGAGGCAGTGCACCGCAATCCCAACGGACCGCTAGACAGGTACCTCAAAGAGCTGGCGCAGAAGTATTGGGAGGAGAACAACGGAACGAGAGAAGAATTTATCAAAACATTTGGGAGGAATTACCTGTGAACAAATTTAGAAATAAAAAGATTTTTACGACAGCCGGGAAGTTTGACAGCAAGAGAGAAATGCATCGATATTTAGAACTGGCGGCAATGCAAGAAGCGGGGGAAATTACAGGATTAGAGCGGCAGGCTAGATACATACTTGTAGGCAGCCAGAAACGAGAGGATGGCACCACAGAACGCCCTGTATCATATACAGCAGATTTCCGCTACACAGACAAGGAGGGGAAAATTGTTGTTGAGGACGTAAAATCCCCGCGCACAAGAAAAAATCCGGAATACATCATCAAGAGAAAGCTGATGCTTGAACGGTATGGCATCACGATCAGGGAGGTGGCGTAATGAAAAAAACAGGAGACTCAGAAGCAAGAAAAGCGGCGAAAATACTCAAGAAGTACTGCAACGAGCATAAATATTGCCGAAATTGCCTTTTTGCGGTAGGAAAGGAGGGCGCGGCTTGCCTGCTAGTAAATAAATTGCCGTTTGACTGGGTAAGATATTAAAGCTGGACACCCTCCGGGGTTAAGGATAGATACACATTACAGCAACACGTTAACGGTTCCATGAGGAGCTATATGCCATTGATTCCTCCGGATTTATTCCGGAGGGGAAAGGAAAGAAAATGCCATACGGGCTGAAAGACGAAGATTTTGACAAAATACAAAACAAAATAGCGAAAAAACTATATGAAATACCAAGCCTTGACCGAGCCGCATTTCTGATGGGATGCACAGAACAAGAGTTAAGGGAAGCAATGACCGAACTACGCAAAACACCCAAATCGAGGGGGAAAATTGAAGCCGTAGAAAGGGAGTTGAGAAACAGAGGATACAAAAATAAAAAAACAAAGTTTTTCCCAAGCGACTTGGCGGAAAAGAGATTTGCGAGGGAGTGGACGAAAGCGTGCGGAAGAATAAGGGGGAATAGATAAATTGAAACGTGCAAGAAAGGAGTGGTTTTATGGACTCGAAGAGAACCTTACTTGATATATTTCATGTATCCGAATCATATAAGCTTCCAGATGCAATTATGGATGCATTACTGTCTGATAATGCAGAAAGTATCATAAGGCTAGTGAAAAAAAGTACGCACGATGACATCCGGGATATATTCCAGCAAGAGCAGGGAGACAGAAAAACTTTAAAACAGGATTTTACACCGGATTGCATCTGCGCCATGGTCGCAAAAATGATGAAGCCGGGCAGTGTACTGGATATGTGCTCTGGAACGGGAGCATTAAGCAAGGCAGCCGCAAAAGAGCATGGCATAAAAATATGCGAACAGGAATTTAGTGAGCGTACGATTCCATTTGCCTTACTAGATGCCTGCATTGATGGATTGGAAGGAAGTATTAGCCGGGCGGATTGTTTACGGGGAAATATAATGCAAACATATCATTTAGAAAAAAATAATGATATAAGTATCCCAAAACAAGTAGAACCGGAAGAAATGGGATGCTTTGATAATGTAATTATGAATCCACCATACTCTATGAAATTCCCAGAAGCGGACGAGATGCCAATCATGGGACATAAAATTCCGAAAAGCAAAGCCGATTACGGATTTATACTGCGCGGTGTACAACATTTAAAAGATGATGGACGACTGATTGCGATACTTCCGCATGGTGTCCTTTTTCGAGGAGCGGCAGAAGGAAAAATTAGAGAATGGCTTGTTAAAGAGCACTGGATTAGTGCTGTAATTGGATTACCGGATAAGTTATTTTTAAATACAGCAATCCCAGTATTTTTACTAATTTTAGAAAAAAATTCCCCAGATATTCTTTTCATTGACGCATCAAGACGATTTGAAAAGAAATCAGCACAAAACGACATGTCGCAGGAGCAGATAAGAGATGTCGCCGATGCTTTTTTTACACGTAAAGATGCAGAAAAATATGCTTACGTAGCATCTTATCAGGAAATAAAATATAATGATTACAATCTAAATATCCCAAGATATGTAGATATGTTTGAACCAGAGCCTCTACCAGACGCGGAAGCGATTCTTAAAGAACTGCAAAAAATTGAAAATGAAGAGAGGAAAACTAGAAAAGAACTGTACGAAATGCTGGGGGAACTGGTAGGTAGCAAGGGGGATATGAACGTTATGAAAGAACATAGAAAATTGCTGAAGCCGCAGAATACAAGAAATACTTTCAGGCAAATGACATTAGAGGATTATGAAAATGCAATGTAAAAAAGTCAATATTTTTGAGATATGCAAAGTAGAACGTGCGGTGGCTGGAAAAATATATACGGCAGGGAGTTGCTATGTAAAATTAAGTGCTGCGGATGAGTATGTAGGCCAATTAAAAAATGACAATACACTGGATACAAGATACGCAGTGTTTGAACCAAACGAAGGAATTTGCGCGGATTACTTGCACATTGCTATCTGCAATAAGTTTCCTGAGTTTTTGCGAAAATACCGGACAACAATTAATTTACAATTTGAAACATTAAAACATTTCGTACTTGACTGGCACGAAAAGGAGGAAGAACAGAGGTATGTTGTAAATGCAGTCAAGGCGGTGGATAATGAAATAGAACTTACCGAAATGCAGATAGAAAAAGAGAAAGAGATGAAGAAATGGTATCTTGCAAAGATGATGGCGCAACAAAACCAGACACCTACATGATCATATCAGAAAAATTCATGCAGGGTGAAATAAGCGAGGACGAATTTGTGGAGCAGTATAACCGATTGATTGAGCAGGAGGCTGAAAAACACTGGGAACCGGTCGAACCGCATGAGCATATTTAAGAGGAGAGAAAATGAAGTTTATTGATTTGTTTGCCGGAATCGGAGGGTTCCGCAGAGGCATGGAATTAGCGGGGCATGAATGCGTCGGGTTTTGCGAATTTGATAAATTTGCAACCGCAAGTTACACATCAATGCACCTGCTTACATTAGAGCAAAGAGAACGTTTAAATAAAATGCCGTTGAAACAGCGACAAAAAGAAATACTAAAGGAGGAATACAGAAATGGAGAGTGGTACGCAAATGACATTAGAAGAGTATATGCCGGAGACATTCCAAGAGCAGATTGCTGGTGTTTCGGATTCCCGTGCCAAGACATCTCAGTTGCAGGAAAACAGCTTGGATTTCAAGGGAACCGTTCAAGCTTGTTTTTTAGAGTTATGTACCTTATCGGACAACTCGAAGAAGAAAATAGACCCACTTACCTTTTCGTTGAGAACGTTAAGAATTTGCTTAGTGTTAATGGAGGATGGGATTTCGCCAGACTGCTCATTGAAATGGAGCAGAGGGGGTATGATGCAGAATGGCAGGTGCTCAACTCCAAAGATTTTGGAGTGCCACAGAACAGAGAAAGGTGCTTCATTATCGGACATCTTAGAGGGAGAAGTACCGCAAAAGTATTTCCTGTCGAAAGAACAGACGGAGAAAATAGTATTCAAATAATTGATCACAAAGACGGATACAGAAAAAATACGCAGGTATTTGCACCTGATGGAATTACAGAAACTCTTGATACTGGTCAAGGTGGTGGGCGAGGGCATCATGTAGCATTGCCGTGTTTTATAGATTTGTGCAACAGTGGAACAGAAACAACTAGCATTGCCAGATGCTTGCAAGCAAGATATCAAAAAGGATGTGGAACGTATAAAGCGCAAAATAGCGGTATTGCAATTCCAGTTTTAACACCTGACCGAGCAGAAAAGCGTCAGAATGGACGGAGATTCAAAGAAGATGGTGAGCCGATGTTTACACTTACTGGACAGGATAGACACGGAGTGGCGATTGAACCGATTGGAGTTATTGATTCGCAGGGAATAAAAGTAGCCGAAGCAACAAAGCAAGGCTATTCCGAGTGTAGAGTAGGCATTGATAACGTGAATTTATCAGTTCCAGGAAGTAAAACAAGAAGAGGACGAGTTGGACGTGATGTTGCAAATACATTAGATACCAGTTGCAATCAAGGGATTTTTGTGCAAGTTTCAGAAGAGTTGACCATATATGCTGTCTGGTATGAAAAATACCAGTGCTACATAGCAATCAGAAAGCTGACACCGAAAGAATGCTTTAGGCTGCAAGGTTGGACAGATGACTATTTTGAAAAAGCAGAGTTTGTTAATTCTGATAGTCAATTATATAAACAAGCAGGAAACGGCGTAACTGTAAATGTAATAAGAGCTATTGCAGAAAAATTAGGCGAAAGAGATGGATACACGAAATCACGAACATTGCAAAGGCAAAACGGCGCATGAGCATATATAAAGGAGTGATAAAACTATATGAAACAGCTTAGCCTTGAAGATATCAATCTTGATATGATTCCGATTAATGTTCTGCAGGATGTAGATAAGCGAATATCTGACTGGAGGTCAATGGGAGGCAAAGATTCGGACCCATACATACAGCAACAGTTAAGATATTTAAAACGAGTCGAGTTGATGGCGAACAACGCCGCGGATACGATCACATATTTTTAAACAGGAGGAAGAATGAAGTTAAAAGGGATGGCCGTAGAACAGTTATTAGAGTTCTTAATGATTGCGAACAGTTTAATTGAGATAGGAGAGCTAATATGAGTACAGTAAATAACGTGATAAGTAATGTGATAGCCATAATATGGGCAGTGATTGCTTTGTCGGAATGGATACTGGCAGAAGAAAAAGAAGATAAGATTTATGCAGCAGTAATGATGATATTAGCGATGATTACGCGGAGGTAAGAAAATTGAGCAATCCCAAACACGACTGGTACGGGCACGCAGTAAAGCAGGTAAAAAAATACCCAGACAAACTGATTGCAGAAAATACAGCTCAGTCAGCCCTATGGATGTACGCTATTAACAAGGCGATAAGGCAGACAGAGGGCATGGACAACGGTGAGGACAGAATGAAAGCTGTACAGCTGGTATATTTTGAGGACAGATACACGATAGCAGGGGCGGCGGATAAGCTTGGATATGCAGAAATGACTATACGCAGATGGCTTAGTGCTTTCGCCAATTTGGCTGGGAAATATGCGGGATATTAGAGAGGGAGAATTATCTCCCTCTCTTTTTTATGTTTGTCTAACATGGCTTAAAAGATGTCGTACAATACACTTGTACGGACGAGTACTGGTAACTTTTTGTGAGACATAACCTCCTCTATCTTTTTGTGGTAAAAGTGTAAACTCTCACCCGCGTAAAAGAGAGTACATAAGACACCTATCCCACGGTGCCTTGTGTCCCATACAGGTTGCGGGGTCTACAAGTGTTTAGAGACCAGCCGCTTATTAGTCTTACCCCGGCGGCTGTTAAGGTGCAATTCCTTATGCTTGTATTTGGTTGCATTATGGAACTGATGTAAACGATTTTTTTCATATTTTCTTTCCTTTCATATAACCCCGTAAACAATCCATTACGGGGTTATGGTTGTATTTAGGAGGTGACCCCAAAATGGGATAAGTAAATACCAGGAGTGGCTGACCCAAGAAGGGTTGCTTAAGATAGAGGGATGGGCACGAGATGGATGCACAGACAAAGAGATCGCGGCAAACATCGGCATCAACCCAGATACCTTGTATACATGGAAGAAAAAATTTCCAATTTTAGCCGATACCTTAAAAAAGGGAAAAGATGTTGTGGACAGACAAGTAGAAAAAAGCCTGTTACAACGGGCACTAGGGTACAGCTATGAGGAGACGAGCGAAAAGTACGAAGGCGGAGTAATGACGGAGCGAAAAGTAACAAAGAAGCACGTTGCGCCAGATACGACAGCACAAATATTCTGGCTAAAGAACAGAAAACCAGAACAATGGCGTGATAAGCCACAGTCAGAGAGTGCAAGTGATAAAGCACTGGCGAAAGCTATTGAAATCCTTGGGGGTGTCGATAGTGCCATTGACTAGCAAACAGGCAGAATACCTGCAAGGCTGTAACCGCCGTTGGAACGTAAAGACCGGGGCGACAGGCTCCGGGAAATCCTTTGTTGACTACGCAGTCGTAATTCCTCAACGCCTGACACATCTAAAAGGACTGGGGCTTGCTGTGATGCTGGGAAACACCAGAGGCACGTTACAGCGAAACATACTTGACCCTATGAGAGAGATATGGGGTGAGGAGTTAGTTGGCGAAATACGCAGTGACAACACAGTACAGCTATTTGGCAAAAAAGTATATGCATTAGGTGCCGATAACAAGAAGCACGTTGCAAGGATACAGGGAGCGACAATTGAGTATGCTTATGGCGACGAGGTGACGACGTGGAATCAAGAAGTGTTTGAGATGTTAAAATCTCGTCTCAGAACGTCACACAGTCACTTTGACGGTACGTGCAACCCGGCGGGGCCAAAGCACTGGTTTAAAGGATTTATAGATTCCGATGCCGATATATTCCAACAGGCGTACAACATACATGATGGCTGCCTGCCTCCGGCGGTAGTGGACGAGTTGATAAAAGAGTACTCAGGGACGCACAGGTACCAACGCTACATACTGGGCAAATGGGCAGTGGCAGAAGGGCCTGTGTACGATATGTTTTCAGAGCAAAGGCACGTCTGTAAGGCAAAGACCAGCGGAGAGATAATTGTGAGCAGTGATTTTGGTATGCAGAACCCTACCGTCTTCTTGATCTGGCAGAAAAGAGTAGATACCGGCAACTGGCACTGCATAAAAGAGTACTACTATTCAGGCAGGGAGAACAACCGCATGAAGACAGTCAGTGCGCTAGTAAAAGGACTAGAGGACACGCTAAGCGGGCAGAAAGATGATTTAGTGATCGTTGACCCATCCGCCACCGCTCTCATCGTGGAGTTACGTAGCAAAGGGCATAAAGTCAAAAAAGCAGATAACACTGTTAACGATGGGATAGCAGACGTTGAGACGATGTTGACACAAGACAAATTATCGTTTGACCCGTCTTGCACACACACGATCGAGGAGTTTGGTATCTACGCATGGGACCCAGCGGCGGCCGACAAAGGCAGGGATGTAGTTATAAAACAGTCAGACCACGCAATGGACGCTATCAGGTATTTTGTAAAAACAAAAAAACTCGTCAAGCGCAGTCAATCAAGACAATACAAATCAATTCTAGGGTGATAACAATGTATCTATCATATCAAGATTTTGTTGCCGCAAAAGACAAAGGGCAATTTATAAATCAGTTTATAAAATTCCATGAGAGCACAGGGGCATATAAAGAGGCGTTAAAAGCGGACAAGTATGACGCACAGGAAAATGAGACTATTTTACAGTTCCAGCGCATCTATTACACTCTATTAGGTCAAAAAAAGATAGATAATTTTTCGTCTAACGCACAGATATGCTCTAATTTCTTTCACAAATTAAATACACAACGCTGTTCGTACAGCCTAGGAAACGGCGTCTTTTTTAACGATATGAGCATTAAAAAAGACAAGCTAGGCAAACAATTCGACAGACGGATTAAGGAGGCGGCTTACAACGCATTGATTCACGGTCAATCTTTCCTTTTTTGGAATGTGGACCACGTGCATGAATTTCCCCTCACACAGTTCGCCCCGATGTGGGATGAGGACACAGGGGCATTGATGGCAGGCATAAGATTCTGGCAACTGGACGAACAGAAGCCGTTTAAGGTTGTGCTATACGAAATAGATGGCTATACAACCTACAGCGCAGAAAGCAAATTTGGAGAATTAAAAGAGACCGCTCCCAAACGGGCGTATAGGCAGAGGATTGAGGTTGCGAACAATCTGGAGCCCGAAATTATCGGAGAAGAAAATTATAGTAGTCTCCCTATCGTGCCGATGTTTGGGAATAAACGACATATAAGCACTCTGAGAGGGATGCAGTCAAAGATTGATGCATATGACGCAGTACAAAGTGGTTTTGCCAATGATCTAGACGACTGTGCGCAGATGTATTGGCTTATCTCTAACGCTGACGGCATGACAGACGATGAGCTGGCGGAATTTAGAGACCGGCTCAAGTTTCAACACATCGCAAAGGCTGAGGAAGGGCAGGTACAGGCATACACGCAAGAGCCACCATATACCGCCAGAAAAGAGTTTCTCACGCAGATGCGGTCAGAAATTTATGAGGACTTCGGGGCGTTGGATGTACACGCCATAGCCGCCGGAGCAACAAATGACCATATAGACGCGGCATACCAGCCGCTAGACGACAATGCAGATGATTTTGAGTACTTCGTAGGCGATGCGATCGAGAAGATTCTGGAGCTTGCAGGGATTGATGACGAACCACAATTTAAGCGAAACAGAATCAGCAACGAGAAGGAACGAACAGACATGATTCTTGAGGCGGCTAATTATCTGGACGAAGAAACCATCCTCAAAAAATTACCGTTTGTTGCACCGGAGGAAGTGCCGGACATTTTGGCAAAGCTGGACGAAGAATCGTATAACCGCTACACAGAGCCACCTGAACCAGATGCGCCGGAAGGGGATGAATAAACATGTATCCATCCGACAAGTGGACAGAACAGGAACTGCAAAAACTAGAAAAACGGTTAGCAGGTGTATATAAGCAGGCTGAAAAAGAGCTTGACGGCAAAGCGAGAAACTATTTTAAACAGTTTTCCAGGCGATACGCCAAAGAATATGCGGCATACCAGGCAGGGAAGTACACTAAGAAAGAATTTGAAGCATGGCTGATGAATCAATATGGCAGAGGGCAGAGGTGGGAAGCACTGCGCGAGGACATGGCGCGGCGGCTGGCAGAATCAAACCAGATTGCCGCGGCGTATATCAATGAAAAGACCCCTCTTGTTATTGCCCTCAATCGTAATTTCGAGGCGTACATGATTAAATCTCTTATACCTGACAGACAGATAAAAGAAATTGGAGATATTGCTTTTAATCTAGTTGACGAACACACAGTTAAACGGCTGACGGTCAGAAAACAGAAGATTCTCCCGCCCCGAAGGGTGCTAAAAAGCAAGGATGTGCATTGGAACAAGAAGAAATTGCAAAATGCACTACTGCAAGGAATTTTACAGGGCGACAGCATAGGAAAGCTCGCAGGGCGATTCCAAGACGTTACAGGCATGAATCATACTGCCGCAATTAGAAATGCCCGCACAGCGTTCACAGGGGCGCAGAACGGGGGCAGGCAGGCGGCATATGAGGAAGCCTACCAGATGGGGATTGATGTAGTTAAGCATTGGACAGCGACAAAGGATTTGAGGACACGAGACAGCCACAGAGCGTTAGATGGCGAAGAAGTACCGTTTAATATGGCTTACTCAAACGGCCTCATGTATCCGGGTGACTCAAGCGGAATCCCGGCGGAAGTTTATAACTGTCGTTGCACGCAGAGAACTGCACTGCCTACCCAACTGGCACAACCGCGAATGATACGCGTCAGAAATCCAGAGACAGGCAGAAATGAAATCGTGGAAGACATGACCTATTACGAATGGCTGGCAACACAAAGGGGGCGAATATAATGGCAGATATTGATGTTGTAAGCCACGTGGACGAAGTAATTTTAAAGACCACCATGGCACTTGCAAGGGCGTTAGAACAGGCGGGGGCCGCCGCAGAGGGGCACGCAAAAGACCTTTGCCCGGTCGATACGGGCGCATTAAGAAACAGTATTACGCATCGGACCGACTTGGAAAATCTCACGGAAACAATAGGTAGCAACGAAGAATACGCCGCCTATGTGGAACTGGGAACTGGCGTGTACTACAAAGGGGGACGAAAGACCCCATGGACTTATCAGGACGATAAAGGACAATGGCATATCACAAACGGTCAGAGGGCGCAGCCGTATTTAAAACCGGCGGCGGCAAATTACGCAAAAGAATACACAGCAATCATTGCAGATGAATTAAAAGGAGCGATGGGATAATGAACAGATTGTCTTTACTCGTCAAGGCAAGAGAAACGGCGGAGTATTTTGTTAATAAAAAATTTAAATACTCTCAGGGCGTGGCGAATAGCTGGGCAGGCGCAAAGAAGAAAAAGGTAAGTAATTGTGCATCGTATGTATGCTATTGCCTGCAGCAATTAGGCATCCTCAAACCGGGACAACTGTTTTATTGCAACAGGAACGGAACGGTTGTCTATAAGGGCGCAGGAACAAAAGCGGCTATATCAAAACGATATAGATTGATAAAAGTAAATAAATTACCCCGGAATTATAAAAACAAATTAAAACCGGGAGACATTTGCTTTTACCGCCTGCATACCAATATTTTCGCAGGAATAAACGAGAACAATAAAATGGTTTGGTGGGACGCCGGAAAGGCTAGCACAAATACTAAAAAAGCAGGCGGAACATACAAAAAGATACACAGGATTATTAACAGCAGCCAGAAAATCTTATATGTGCTGAGATGGAAAGGGTGAGAAAATGACACAGAGAAAAATTATTGACGTGTCGGTATACAACGGCACAATCGACTGGAAGAAAGTAAAGAAATACGGTTGTGATGGTGCGATCATTAAGATTATCCGCAAGGATTTAGGCAAAGATAAGAAGTTTGAGGCAAACTACAAAAAGTGTGAGGAGTTAGGCATTCCATGGGGCGTGTATAACTACACATACGCAACTACAGTGGCGAAAGCTAAGTCAGACATGAAACTTGTATGCGACATCCTAGACAAAATTAGTAAGAAACATTTTAAATACGGCGTTTGGTTTGACATCGAAGACAAAGTACAAGCTAAGCTGACAAAGGGCATGATTGCATCAATCATCAACGCGGCACAGACTGTCGTTGAGTCAAGAGGCTATAAATTTGGCGTTTACACTGGGATGTCGTATTTTTCGGAGCACATTGATAAAAACAAAGTTAACTGTAAAAACTGGTGGATCGCACGTTATTACAAAGGCTATAACCGCATGGCATTTAAAGCGACACCGAACAAATCTTATAAGCCTGCAAACGTGCCTGACCTTATGGCGTGGCAGTATACCAGCTCTGGCGTATTTCCGACCAAGGTTTCAACCGGCAACGGCGGCAAGTTTGATTTAAATATTTTGTATCACGACTTCCCAGCGGCGGCACAAAAGGAAGAAACGGCCAAAAAGGTTAAATACACCGGGAAATTCCCTAAATTGCCACCACGAGGCTATTACACGTTTTTAGATGGCATTACAGTGTTAAAAAACGCAAGGGAAGAAATTGAGAAATTGCAGAAGTTTTTAAACTGGGCTATCGGCTCAAAATTAGAAATTGACGGCAAATACGGCGAAAAGACGGAAGATGCGGTTAGCATTTTCCAATCGAAATGTAAATTAAAAATTGACGGCAAGTTTGGGACAAAATCCCTTAAAGCTGCAAAATTATTTAGCAAGTAATCACGAAGTAATGTGATTTACATATAAAGTCATTTAGGGAAAGAAATCCCTCAAAGAAAAGGAGCAATCAAATGGCATTAACAAGAGCTTTTTTAAAGAGCATGACACTTACAGACGAACAGATTTCCGCAATCATCGAAGAACATTCTGCAACCGTTACAGGTTTAAAAGGCGAGATCACTAAATACAAAGAAGACGCAGAGAAAGTCCCAGAACTCCGGAAGAAATTGGAGGACTACGAGAAAGATGATTGGAAAGGCAAGTACGAGAAAGAACACGCAGGTTTTGAGAACTACAAAGCCGAACAGGACAAAAAAGCATCCTACAATGCAAAAGAAACTGCATACAAAAAGATGCTTGAAGATTCCGGCGTGTCCAGTAAAGTAATTAACCTTGCACTAAAAGCATCAAAAGAAACTATTGATAATTTAAAAATCGGAACTGACGGCAAATTTGAGAATGCAGCAGAAGTAGAAAAAGGCATCAAAGAAGCGTATGCCGACTACATCACAACTGAAACGACTCAGGGCGCTAATGTATCAAATCCACCGGGAGGAGAACCGGGGAAAATGACCAAGAAAGAAATCATGGAAATTAAAGATGCAGGCGAACGTCAGAAAGCGATTGCGGAAAATCACGAACTTTTTGGATTTTGAAAGGAGTAGACAATGCCAGGAATAACCACTAGCACTGTATTAAATACAGATAGCGCTCTCAAAGCGAGAGAAATTGATTTTGTAACAAGATTTGACAAAAATTGGGATGCATTAAGAACTATCTTAGGAATCTTTAAGCCTATCAGAAAAGAACCGGGCACTAGCTTAGTAACCTATGAAGCACAGATGAAAGATGAAACCTTACAGGGCGGCGCAAGTGTAGGTGAGGGAGAGGCAATCCCTTTTACACAGTTTAAGGTCGTAGAAAGTAAAAGAGAAGATATTGTCGTAGAAAAATATGCCAAATCTTTAACTCTCGAGTCTGTGGCAAAATGGGGCGCAACAGTCGCGATTGAAAAGACAGATGATGCCTTTATGGTTGAGCTGCAGAACAAAGTTTTGAAAGATTTCTACACATTTTTAAAAACAGGAACATTAAAGGGAACGCAGAAAAAGTGGCAGAAGGCACTTGCAATCGCAAAAGGCGCTGTACTTAATAAATTCGCAGGAATGAACAGAAATGTAACCGAAGTCGTAGGATTTGCAAATGTAATGGATTTTTACGACTGGTTAGGTGACAAAGAGATTACTGTGCAGACAATGTTTGGATTACAGTATATCAAAAATTTCTTCGGCTTCTCCACACTGTTCCTCCTTCCTGACGACTACATCCCGGCAAAAACTGTTATTGCAACACCTGTAGAAAATATCGACTTGTATTATATTGATCCCGGCGACAGTGATTTTAAAAAGCTTGGACTTGACTACACGACATCTGGCGAAACAAATCTGATTGGATTCCACGCAGGCGGCAACTATACAAACGCCACAGGCGAAACATACGCCATTATGGGGATGAAACTGTGGGCAGAATACCTTGATGGTATTTGCGTAGTTACCGTTGGAACCACAGAAACTATCCCAGAGGTATCAAGTTTAAGTGGAAAATAAAAGGGGCTGATTGAGTGCTTTATGAAATCATGAATCACATTCACAATTTCTTTCCAGTCAAGGGGGCGGCAATCACAGGCAAAATAACAATCGGGGAATGGCTTTTTGACACACGCATAGATGCAACGGCAAGCGCCGAAGACCTACGTTATTCCGGCACTGCGATTCGTCTCCCCTTACAGGATGGTCAATATTATTTAATTAGCGGCTCTGTCTTTAACGATGGGGTTTATCAGTATCACAAAGGCGATACTGCCCCGTTACAGGAGGAGACGTTTGACGGCGTGGTAGTTCCGCTGGCTATCCCTAAACCGTTTTTATCACTAGTGGACGAAATCAGCGAGTGGCAGGCGAAAAACGGCAATTTAGGGGCGTATCAGTCGGAGTCATTTGGCGGCTATTCGTACAGCAGGGCAACAAATAGCAAGGGCGAGACCTACACATGGCAAGACGCTTTTAGGGCACGCCTGAATCCATGGAGGAAAATGGCATGAGTTTAATCAATGAATTTTTACAGGATTGCATACTCATGGATAAAAAACGCACTTCTGACGGCGAGGGTGGATTTATCACCGAGTGGGTCGAGGGCGCTAAAATACAGGCGGCAATAGTCCGAGATACCTCTATGCCTGCCAGAGTGGCAGAAAAAGAGGGTGTAACAGCAACATATACAATCACTACAGCTAAAACAGTAAAGCTAGGCTATCATGATGTATTAAAAACAAAAGACGGAAAGATTTTTAGAGTTACATCAAATGCGGGAGAAAAAGAAACCCCTGCGTCGTCTAATTTAGACATAGCACAGGTCATGGCGGAGAAGTGGGAGTTAACGTCATGACCCCGACAGCGGCACTGTATCAATTTTGGTCATCCTTCGGCATAACTGCATATCCGTCTAACAGGGTGCCGGAAGATACCGCCTTCCCTTTTGTCACATATGAGCCGATTATAGCAAACTGGTGGACAGGCGCGGCCGCCGCTAGTACTGTAAACATTTGGTATCACACAGAATCTGAGGCAGTCCCAAACAAAAAAGCAAAAGAAATCAGTGACAGATTGCAAGGAGGCACTACGGTAAAATGCGATGATGGATTTATTTTCCTGTCGCAAGACCAGCCGTGGACTCCTTTGGTCGATGAGGCCGACTCGTCAATAGTACGCAGATACACAGTAATAACTATGCAATTTATAACTATTTAACGAGGTGAGCAAATGAAGTATACACAGGTACCTTCTGACCTTTTCAAAAAAATACAGATTAATGCCGGTATTATTGTATCAGCTTTTGAGCCAGAAACGGGCGCCATAACAGCAACTAACATCCTCATGGCAACCAGCGGTGGTTGTAGCTTTAGTGCAGAGCCATCCTTTACGGATTTCGGGGAAGATATTGACAACGTACCAAAAAACACGATGGAACTCAAGGAAATCGAATCTATTGAAGTAAAATTATCAGGTACAGCTGTTACTATGGATACCACACAGGCTAAAAGCTTTATGGCGGCGGCAGACGTAGCAGGAAACAAAGTAACACCAAGGGCAGATTTAAAGGCAGAAGATTTTAAGGATATTTGGTGGATCGGTGACTATTCGGACGAAAATTCCGGGGATTCCGCCGGATTTATCGCGATCAAAATTATGAATGCGCTCTCAACAGGCGGTTTTAAGATTAAATCAGATGATAAATCCAAAGGAAATTTTGATTTTGAATACACAGGGCACTACAGCATTAAGAATGCAGAGACAGTACCTTACGAGGTCTATATCAAAACAGGCGAAGCGGCGTAGGAGGTAAAGCATGAAATTATCAGAATTAACAGCAGAACAGGGTTTAGAAGCGATTGCGAATTCTCTTGAGCATATCGGAAACATTGCAGACGATGATGACGCGCTTAAGCTGTGTCAGGAACTTGTGCCGCGGGAAGGTGAGAAATACATCAAAGTCTTTGCCAGGGGCGCTAAAACAGCCCCTAGACTGTTAAAAACACACAAAGATGACGTAATCGGAATCTTAGCGGCGTTTGAATTACAGACAGTTGAGGAATACAAGAAAACGCACAAATTAATGGATGTTATCAAGGGTATGGTTGACCTCGTCAATGAGCCGGAGGTACGTCAGCTTTTTTTCTCAGCGCCAACAGGCGAAACCGGCGAACACTCTGGCGATGTGCAGGAGAATACAGAGGCAACAGCGTAAAAGGCTTCTTGTTGTATGTCAAGGCTAAGATTTTAGATGATACAGAGGAATTAATTTACAAGCGATACATGGCCGATGGGCTGAAATATGTAACCGAAAGCATTTCGCAGGCATTCGGTGGGAAATATCTCTATGTATCATTTTTTGATTTAATTAATAGCGATAAAAAGCAAACAGCAACAAAGACTGGCGAAGAAATAGCCGCAGACGTCATTAAAAAAGCCGGATTGGTGGTGATGAGTGGTTGAATGTGATGGAATTGTTTGTCACTCTGGCAATCAAAGACACCGCATATAAGCAGGGGCTGAAAGACGCAGAAGGTAACGCCAGCTCGTCCACATCAAAAATCGGCGGGGCATTTAAAACAGTCGGGAAGGTGGCTAAAACAGCCATGGCGGCTGGTTCTGCCGCCGCTGCTGCATTTACAAAAACGTCAATAGATTCCGGAATGAATTTTGATACCGCGATGTCTCAGGTAGCAGCTACTATGGGAACAACCGTAGAAAAAATAGAAAACGTTAAAACCAAGGCCGAGGAAATGGGGCGCACAACAAAGTACACCGCAACGGAAGCGGCCGAAGGCATGAACATTCTTGCCCAAGCCGGCTTGTCGGCGGATGAGCAGATTAGCGGCATCGGGACAGTGCTTAACCTTGCCTCTGCCGGTGCCATGAGTCTGGAAGAATCGGCATCGTATACCGCTGGAGCTGTAAAAGGCTTTGGCGACTCAATGAGCAATGCATCTTATTATGCCGATTTGATGGCAAAAGGTGCTACTCTTGCCAATACGGACGTAAGAGGCCTTGGAGAGGCTTTCTCAGGCTCTGCCGCCACAGCGAAAAACTACGGTCAAGCGGCGGACAGTGTCACGCTTTCCCTGCTCCGCTTAGCGGAACAGAACGTAACAGGCTCTGAGGCATCTACGGCGTTAAATAGGGCAATGGCAGACCTATATACTCCGACTGACGACGCATCAAAAGCATTAGATCAGTTAAAGGTATCCGCTTATAAAACAAACGGCGAAGCAAAAGACTTTAACGACCTCGTAGACGAGCTGAATGGCTCTTTACAGGGTATGACAGCGGAACAAAAAAACAACGCTCTTGCTACGATTTTTACAACGCAAGGTTTGCAGGCATTTAACAAAATGACCGCATCAAGTGATGCGACTGTGCAAAAATTCTGGAAAGGGATACAGGATTCTTCCGGCTCCGCGGCACAGCAGGCGGCTACACAGCTAGACAATCTAAAAGGTGACATAACCTTGCTATCTAGTGCTACAGAGGGCTTAGAACTGGGTTTTTACAATACTTTTTCTGGCGCTATCCGTGGTGCCATCAAAGGTATAACAAGCGAGGTTAGTGGATTAGCTGAGGCGATGGAATCCGGCGGCATAAGCGGCGCTTTTTCCAAACTGGCGCAAGATGCGATTAATTTTAGTGGTCAGTTGCCGGGGCTGACAAAAATCGGCGGCGACCTCATAAACGGTTTAATTTCGAGTGTTACTCAAAATTCTGGCAGTATTACAACTGCTGTCGGCCAACTGTTAAATAATCTCGCCTCTACGATTTCCGTAGGACTAAATGTATTTACTTCGGTCGGAGTTAATTTGCTGACGACTATTGCCAGCGGCATGACTCAGGGCATCCCAACCTTTTTAGGACAGGCGTTGCCGATGTTGACGCAATTTACGGAATCACTGAGAAGCAATGCAGGAAAACTAATAAATGCAGGTTTGGCTCTTATCCAAAATATCGCGCAAGGGTTGATTAACTCTATCCCTGTATTGATTGCATATGTACCTACGATCATAACAAATTTAGCCGGTATCATTAACGATAACGCGCCAAAAATCCTTGCGACAGGAGTAACGATCATAACAAATTTAGCGATTGGCCTAGTTCGTGCGATTCCGTTGTTAATTGCTAATTTGCCTAAAATTATCACAGCCATTGTAAGTATATTTACAGCGTTCAACTGGTTTTCGCTTGGTAAAAACATTGTTACTGGCATAATAAAAGGGGTCAAAAATCTCCCATCGCTCTTAAAGACTGCTGCTAAAAATGCCGTAAACGGATTCAAAGGGGCGTTTAAGGGCAACGGCATTTTATCCGCTGTTAAAGGGGCGTTTACTAAGATACCGTCAGCTGTAAAGAGCATCTTTACTAAGGCAGTATCCCTTGTAAAAAGCTTCCCTGGACGGTTTAAGAATGCCTTAAAGTTTAGCTGGTCTCTTCCGCACCTAAACCTACCGCACCTGAGTGTTTCCGGCGGAAAAGCTCCGTTCGGTATTGGCGGAAAGGGCTCACTACCATCATTCCACATTAGCTGGTATAAAAAGGCTATGGAAAGCCCGTATGTATTTTCTGACGCCACATTGTTTGGAGCAGGAGAAGCAGGAGACGAGATGCTGTACGGTCGTAGTAGGTTAATGAGCGATATCAAAGAGGCAACACAGGGAACGAAAAATGATGTAACTATTAATGTAACTGTAAACGGTGCAGATAACCCAGAAGAATGGGGAAGAAGGATGGCAAGTGAGCTTAGAAGGCAGGTGAAAATGGCATAATGGCAAAGAAAAATAAAAAATCTGCTGCTCCCAGTGGTCTGTCTATATCGAGAGACAATCTGAAATTTACAATATCTTGGAAAATACCGGCGAAAAAATATGAGGATGGACAGTGGCTGTGGTATCGTCTACATACAAAAAACGCCGGTGCATCCAAATGGGATTGGACAAAGTGGAAGAAAATAGATGTGGGAAAATCAGCAACCAAAAAAACAGTAGCACTTGATGCAAAAAATTATTATCCTGTCTCATCAAAATTATTAAATGCGATAGAGTTTAAGGTAAAGGGCAAAACAAAAAGTGATAAAAAGCATACCTATACAGCCGCACATTCCACAAAGACATTTACCATTTATGCACCAAATGTCCCTTCCGTTTCTTATTCTCTTGATGATACTGGCGCAAATAAAGGTGCCTTTACTTGGAGCACATCATACGAGGCGAATGATGCGAGACATTTCGCAAAAACACAGGTACAGACTGCATTAATGGCAAACTATAAGGGCGCCATTGCGAACGCTCGCTTTGCCAATTCGGCTTATACAGGGGCTTCTGGTACATGGGAAATAACAGAGGATGGTTCCCCAACACAGAGTATGACATTCTGCCGCATTGTAAGGGTAAAGTCGAGAGGATGTGCCGGAGATTCCGGTTGGGGTTATGCGTACCATTATTACAGCATCCCGGAACGTCCAAACATACAGAACACAGGGAGCAAAGAGATAGGTTCCTCTAGCCGGTATGTATGGGCAAACTGGGTGCAGGCATCGCCACAAGACCGCCCTGTGGATTCCATGGAGCTACAATATGCCATAGACACGCCGGAAAGCGGAGAGAGGTATACCGGCACCTCATGGAGCACAGGAGTAACCGTTGCATACCATGACTACACGGTATCGGCAGATTTTAATACAGACGACGGCATAGCGGAAGACCAGATTATGTGGACAAGGGTGCAAAGTACGCACGATAAAAAATATGCGTATTCTGAGCCACGAGTAGCGGCACGAGGAGCCCTAAAATCCCCGTCATTTGATACGGTATCAGCGACAGGAACAACACTGACAATTAACAGCATTGAGCGCAACACGGAAGTGCCTGACGCTAAAACAGCCGTCTGGATGAAAATAGACAATGAAGAAAAAGGTATTATTGCAATCACCGACAAAGAGGGGACGATCACGGTTACGTGTCCGGACGTTTCCGGCGGCGCTGAATACCAGATTGCCCTCAAGAATTTTACCGGAACTTCTACGCCTCAGAATGGAGCGTCTGGCATTACCTACAAACTTAGCCCCCTCATGCAGTCAGGGTGGATTTACTCAGAGACAAGAAAAATTGCGGTTCCGCCGAAAAATATAACTGCAATGGCGGTAGCATCTGATACCGTAGAATTAACGTGGGATTGGTCATGGAAAAACGCAGATGCGGCTACTATATCATGGGCAGACCATGAGGACGCATGGATTAGTACGGACGCCCCAACTACTTATGACGTGGAGGACAGGGAGACCACATGGCATATCGGGTCCCTGGAATCGGCAAAAACATATTATTTCCGCGTAAGATTGCGGGATACGTCCGGGGACGAAGAAGTGTTATCTCCTTGGTCTGATACGGTTTCCGTATCTCTGAGTGAGACACCAACGACTCCTACGCTTGCAACAACGGAAAATTATCTTGCCCTGGACGACACAGTTATTTGCAGTGTTGGCTACACCGGAAACAGCAAAGCGAGCATAAAAATAGCGGAAGCGATTGACGATGAGCCGGTTAAAGGCAAAGATGGAAACGTCGTTGTTTTAATGATGTCTTCCGGCATGGAGACATTATCAGAAACGATTGAAAACATTAATAAAATCTATACTGCAAACGGCCTCTTGAGTAATCTGTGGAATGTAGGAGAAATCCATTATCTAAAAGCAATGGTTACGGCACAAGGAGGCAAGGAAGGTGCATGGTCAGATTCTGTGGCTGTCGAAATTGTTGCAAAACCTACAATAGACAGCGTTACAACGAATCTCGTCTCGGAAACAACGACATATAATTCTGGTGATGTTACCACGGAGGCGGCCGACCAGACAGTACCAGAATCATCGGAAGGCACAACAAACTATCTAGAACAGCTACCACTAACAATATCCCCTTCCTTCGGGGATTCTTCCGGCACAGCAAAAGTAACGATTGTCAGGGACGAGGATTATTATATTCTGCGCCCGGACGGATTAAAGGAACAGCATTTTTCCAGCGAAATTATTGCCAGTTTTACCGGTAGTGAAACAGATAACTACAGTATTGCCTTGGGCGACCTGATCGGGCAGATGGATGACGGTGCAAGGTACAGTATACAGATTGCATTTACAGATATTTATGACCATGTGGCAGAAAAAAAGATACCGTTTGTTGTGCGGTGGAAACATCAGCCGGAAGTGCCAACGGCCACTGTAAATACGATTGCAGACAATAAAACAGCAAGTATTGTTGTTACTAAACCAACTACATATGCTGATGGGGATACGTTTGATTTGTACCGGATGAGCGTAGACAGAGCAGAATTGATTCTGGAGAACGGAATCTATGGCCAGAAATATGTTGACCCATACCCTGCGCTAAACGAATACGGAGGCATATTGGTTGTAAATAAAACCGCCAACGGCGACTATATAACAGTAGATAGCTCGTTTGCATGGTTATACAACGAATTTTCGATAGCCCACGAAAAGGCAATCATTGATTTTGACAGTGAATCTATCGAAATCCAGTATAACCTTGATTTAGATAACTCATGGGATAAAGATTTTGAGAGGACAGTATACCTTGGTGGCTCTGTACAAGGTGACTGGAACCCTGCAGTCACTCGTGATTTAAAAATTGATGCAGTAAGTATCTCGCTAACAGAACCAACGATGATTGAGCAAATGAGACGCCTCGCAACGTATCCCGGAATATGTCACGTTAGGACGCCGGACGGTTCGTCTTTTTCCTGCGATATACAGGTATCAGAGAAAAAAGACCACGATAATAAAATGAGGGCAGATTTCTCACTAACGATTAAAAAAGTGGATTCGGAAGAACTGGACGCTGTGACGGAAGAACAGTGGAGCGCAGAGCATCCTAACGAGGTGATGTGATGGATTGGAGCAAAGGATTTTCAGCAAGATATATTTTGACAACGGTTGACCCTAAGACGTGGACAGACCAGCAGGAATTTGAATTTACTGAGGGCAGTATTGACCGGGACAGCACGTCAGATTTAAGGGAATCTGCCTCTGTCACAATGACAGAAAAGATAACAGACAGTGAGTGCTGGGTACGCATTTACTTGCAGGCTAAACAGGGAGGGTCAGGAGCAAAAGTAGCACTGTTCACTGGCCTGACCGCCTTCCCAGAAAGAAAACTTGATGGCGTGAGAGAGACTTACAATATTGACTGCTATTCCGTTCTCAAGCCGGCAGATGATGTGATCCTGCCGCGTGGTTATTATGCACCAGCCGGCAGCGGAGCAAAGCAGATTAAAAATCTGCTCAATGATTGTATCCCTGCCCCTGTGTATGTCGAGGGAACATCGCCGATAACTACAGATAATATCGTTGCGGAAGATGGGGAAACAAGGCTCACAATGGCACTACACATATTAGATGCCATTGGTTGGCGCATACGAATACTTGGCGATGGAAGTATTGTTATCTGCGCAAACGATAACAATAGCAGTCTTACAGTGGGAATTAACGCAAATGACATCATAGAGTGTGACGTAACAGACACATTTAATTGGTATGACACACCAAATTGTTTCATGGCAATACATGACGATTACGGCGCAGCCATCGCGCGGGACGACAGCCCGGACAGTTATTTATCAACCGTTAGCCGCGGAAGAGAAGTTTGGAAATCGGAAACAGGCGTTGAATTATCTGCCGGGGAAAACATAGCGGCATACGCTGTGAGAAAACTAAAAGAATTGCAGAATCCTGCCAGAACAATGCAGTACAGCCGGCGATTTTTTGAGGACGTTCTTTTGGACGATGTGGTCTTTTTAAACTATCCACGGCATAACCTTACCGGAAAATTTAGAATAACATCACAATCGCTATCCCTGGAACATGGTTGCCGCACAAAGGAAGAGGTGGAAAGCATTGAATGAGTTTGTAAAAGAGATTGCCTCGGCGATGAAGCAAAGCAAAACAAAAGCATACGATACAGTTGCAAAAGTCCTTCGGGTTGACGAAAAAACAGCATATGTCCACATTGACGGCGGATCAGATGAAACCCCTGCGCAGATGGCTATTAACTGCAAATCTGGGGATACGGTAAAAATACGTGTCTCCGGTGGAAAAGCATGGCTTACTGGAAATCTTACATCTCCACCAACAGATGATACAGCCGCAGAAAAAGTAAAACAATCGCATGAAAGATTTAAAAAAGGAACCGCTAAAAATTTTGGGTTACAGAACGAAAAAATTATTAATGCAGCTAAAACTGCAACAAATTTTATTGATTATATAGATGGTGTTGGACTGATAGTTGGCGACATGAGAGGGAACACCCTTAAACAAAATACTTTACTTGATGCATATGGTATGGCTGTACGAAAAGGAAATAGTGAAATTGTAAGGTTTGGTACAGCACCTATCGTGATCACCAACACGGACGGCGATAAAAATTATGACGGTTTCGGTTCTGTCATGCAATCCGACCGCAACATTGTTGTTTCCACCCAGCAGACAAACCCAGACGACATCCATGGCGGCGGCAAGGCGGCTCTGGAATTGTATTACGATAAAACCAAGGACACCACGGGACTTTCGTTAACCGTCAAAGAAGGCTCGACGTATAGCGACTTGTACGAGTCTATGGGAACCGGGATGTATGTCGATAACCACCACATCCAATTTGTATCTAATGACGTAGAGTGCATCTTAGGTAAAAATAACATCCTGTGGGATGCTAACACTATAGGATATTGGATGCTTGCAGAGCATAAATTTACACTAAATGAGCCAATATCAATGCAACCGACCGGTGCAGTATTTGTCTGGAGTCACTATAGTAATGGAGCTTGTGATAATTGGTGGTGGACAACGTTTTTTGTACCTAAACAGCACGTTGCCTGGCGACCTGGAGATGGTATGTTAATGAGCAATCCATATTACGGATTAAATAAATACCTATATATCGGTGATACATTTATACAGGGTACTGACAGTAATAAATCTAATAACGCACAAAACGGAATAGCCGTTAACAATCAAGGGTTTGTACTGAGATATGTGTTAGGAGTGTAATTATGGAAGAATATTATATTGGATACGTATTTGATGGTTTATACCCACCAAAAGCTGCGCAGTGGTGCAACGAAAATGGTACGTGTCATATCGAGGCAAATAAGGAAGGAAAGTATGAAATCGTTGAGAATGTTGACCGAGAAGAACCGGAACACCTATTTAACGATAACACGCCGTCCATACCAGAACTGAATAAAAAAATAGAAGAACTTACAAAACAAAATGAGATGCTCACAAATTACTTGCTAGAGCTGTCTGATAGATTTATGCATAAGGAGGTAGAAGTATGATAGCTAGTGGGACAATAATTATTGACGGGCAGACATACCATAAAGGAGATGTTATACACGATTTAGGCGGCTGGGATTGCATAGATACGGACGGAAGCAAGCGATATTACTGGGGAAAGTCTTCCGAAGTAGATAAATTGCCTCATTATGTTGCAAGTGGTTCAACGGCGTTATGTGTAGACACAGGGGAATTATATGGCTTTTATGCCCCTGATAGCAAGTGGTTTTTACTTTAGGGAGGTGTAGAGCATGAGAAAAAGTGGTTTAACAGGAGATGAGGCGTATGCACTCTCAAAACGTAGGAAAACAACAGAAGACCTTGGTCCGCTAAAAAAAGAAATTGGTTCGATAAAGGAAGATATAGACAACTTAAATGATAAGAAGATTACCAAGTTCTACGCAAGCAATCTTGGAGAAACTCATATTACTGATTCCGATGATGGAAAGATTCAAGATATGATGATATACGGAAAATCTTCACAGGATGGAACACCCTCACCAGAGAACCCAGTTGAGATTAAGAGCGTGGTGAATCCGACAGTGAAGGTGTCAAACGAAGATGGAACAAAATCTCAGACTGTCACTCTACCATATACCCTCAATGCAATCCCTGTAAGTTCAGACGGTAACGTCACAATCAACGGACAGCAGTATGTTGCAGATTATGTGGATGTGGAACGAGGGAAGTTGACGAGGATGTGCAAAGAAAAAGTTTTCGATGGAACTGAAAAATGGCGTAGTGAATCCTCATATATGGTTGCAGACATACCAAACTTTAGTTACGTTGATAACAATAATCATAAACACATGACATATCTTCTTTGCAACAAATATAAAGTGTCAACAACTATTGGCGGTAATGATAACTTGATTTTTATAAGAATAAACGGCGATGGTGTGGTTATAAAAGATACTTTGCATCAATCAACTGTTGATGATTGGAAAAAATATCTTAATGATAATCCATGCATTGTGCATTGTCTTTCGGCAATTCCCGAAGAAATTGACCTCACCACAGAAGAAATCATCGCATTCAAATCACTTGTTACATGTTATCCGACCACAAACATCAGCGTCAATTCAGAACAGCTTGATGGATATACAGTATTTAATTATCCGATTTCAATGCAAAATGGTTGGAATTATGTCAAACAGCAACTTAACGACAACCGAGATTACATCTATGATATGGACACAAAAACGCAGGACATCGACACACAGGCGGCAGAAGCCTATGTCAACAGTGAATACGCAGTAGCACTTACAGAATTGGAGGCATGATTATGTTATATAGAACATTATTAAAACTTAAAGAAAGAAACGGTCTGACAGACGATTTAAAGAATAAGATTGATATTTTCTTCGCAACGGGCAGGATTACAGAGGAACAGTACAATG